ACCTCCATTTGCACAACCTCCATTTGCACAACCTCCATTTGCACAACCTCCATTTGCACAACCTCCATTTGCACAACCTCCATTTGCACCTAATTTAAAACCTAGTAATGAATTTATTACTGAAACACCACAAATTAATGCACCATTAAGACAACAACCTGGTGGGAAAAAAAGACGTACACGTAAAAATAGAAAAACTAAAAAGTAATATATCTACATAATTATGATTCAAACTCGTAGTTATAAAAAACTAGCAAGAAAGCAGTTTATTTTATCATTGCAGAGGTAAAATGTAGACGTATTTGATTTTATTTAACAATATAATTCCTAATACATGTAAAGCTGGAAAGATAACCAATAATAACAAAATATATATATGATAACTTCAACTACAAACATAATATTAATAATTTATCAATATTATGAATAATTTATTTTATTTTTTATTCTAGATAGATCCAAATAATTTACGTGCATTTGATAAAGCTTGTTGTCTTAAAACCTTTTTCGCTTTATTTAAAGATCCTGTTTTTTTCAAAGTTCCTTCTGCAGCAGATAATGCTGTTTTAAGTTTAGGTTTTCCACCAATTAACCTTTTTGTAAATGATTTTTTTGATTTTAATTTATGATAACGCCTTGTTGCCATATAATATACATAAATATTTATTATTTTATCAATAAATATTTATTCATTTATTTTTTTTTTGCTTAAGCAAGGGAAGCAGATTGTTGGGCCATTTTCTGAGCAGACTTTTGGGCAGAAGCTTGAGCCATTTTTTGAGCTTGGGCAGCCTTTTGGGCAGAAGCTTGAGCTGACTTCTGGGCAGCCTTGGAAGCAGATTGTTGGGCAGCCTTCTGAGCAGCCTTGGAAGCAGCCTTTTGAGCTTGAGCTGCTGCAGACGCATATCTTGCAGCGGTTTTAGCAGCAGATTTGGTAGCATTTCTCATAGATTTGGAAACACGTTTTTTTGATCCTGCACGTTTACTGCGACGATGACGACGATGAGTTCTTGCCATTTATATATATATAATACAAAAAAATTTTTACGAGCTTCTAAAATTCTCTAAATAATTAATACTTTCTAATTAAAAACTATTGCCAAATACTATTTGTTGAATGCCACCACATTTTATCTCCCTTTTTAACATTATAAATTGCCCTAAATACTTTTGTTCTGGACAAAGGAACATTACAACGATATTTATCTAAAGGATGTGGATTTGTTTTTAATTGTGCTAGTACTGCTTTTTTACTAATTTTTTGTCTACTTTGAACTGCAAAGTATATGAAAAAGGCCTCAAATGAAATAGACTGAATAGGTAGTATATCTTTATTTTTTAATTGAAAATCCCTTAAATATTCTTGACATATTGCTACAGCTGCAATATCTGCAATATCTTCTCCTAAAGTTGGAAGAACATCAAATTTTATTCCATCGTAAGAAGCAAATTTTTCATATTGTTTAACAACATCATCTTGAATTTTTTTAAACATCATTTTATCACGTGGAGTCCACCACTCATTTAAAACACCATTTTCATCATATTTACTACCTCTGTCATCTAAAGCATGCGACATTTCATGTGCAATTGTATAACCAATTCGCGACAAGTTATATTCTAAACCTCTCTCGTCCAAATCTACGAAGGGTTTTTGAATAAATCCTAAAGGTATATATATTCCATTTTTAGAAGGTGTATAAGATGCATTCACTACATATGCTTGTGTACCAACAAATTTTAAAGGCGCTTGCGTCCAGTCTATAACAGGTATATCAATGAGTGGTTTACCTACTAAACGAATGGCAGTTTGAAGACGCCAACGTGACATTTTAAATAGATTTTCCCATGGTTCATTAACTTTATAATCTAGTAATGGATCTTCTCTTAATAACTCAGGTGACCCAACAATTAATTTAAAATTTTTAAGTTTGTCTAAAGCTTTCTGTTTAGTTTTCTTTTGCATCCAATTATTACGTTGAATTATACGAATAAAGACTGTTTTCAAATCTTCTGCCATAGTTTTTACGTACATGATACCTTGAGGATTATTATATTTTTCAATATATTGATTCGTTAAAAATGCGTTAAATAAAAATCCCATTGAAAATATTGGTCTAATACTTTCAGTAACTTCAACTTCTTGACCTCTCACAAATTTTCCTTCAAATTCAAAATAATTTAACCAACCTTCTTCATTCCACCTGCACTGTTGTCTAATATATAAATAAATCCAATATGTTTTCCATTGAGGAGAGTTCCATTTTTCTTTTAAAAGCTTTGTTCCACATAACAAATAATTTATATTTGATGTTACAAAATCATTTGGAATATTTTTAAATCCTAAGTAATGACAAAATTTTGTCCAATCAAAACCATATTTTTTTAAAGCTTCATCTTTTGTAACTACGTTATAGTGTTCACCCTCTTTTGTTTTAATTTCTTGACATATCATCGCATCTAATATTTCAACTTCAGTATCAAATATATCTTTCACATTAAAACCATGATTTTCTCCAAGAGCAATTTTAAATACATTCTTTAAATATTTAAAAAATTGAGATCTATAATTAGACTTATAACGTTTTTCTTCAGGAGAATCAGTTTCATCATCAAAATAAACATCAACATCAATAAGAGATAATTGTGCATGTTCTAAATAACATCTGTATATCTTTGGATTTTTATCATCTGGATTTAATGACCACACAAAGGGTGACCCCCACGATATAATTTCACTACTATTTATTAGCGCTAACATTTGCCAAATATTTTCATCATCTTCAAACATTTCGTTCATTAAATCTAACACTTGTTTTGCAGTGGCTCTAGTTTGGGGAATCGTATTATAATTTAAAAAAGATGTATACGCTGTTTTAATACACTTTGCCTTGGCGCTATTTTTTGTAGAAGGATTAGAAATATAGTCTTCAATTAATTTTATTAATTCTACATATACCTTATGTTGCGTAAGTCTAAAATCATCTACTTGAACAATATATTTTTCTTCTTCACTCAATTCTAAATCACTCAACCATCTATCATTTATATAAGAATAATAGTCATCATTTGCTTTTATTTTTGTTGGATTTACTGCTTTCTTCAATCCATCAACAATTTGTCTCTCTAAATCATAACTAGTAGAAATAATATTTATTTTATTTTTTTTAAATAATTCATCTACTTTATCTTCAAAAGTTTTGTATGTATTTGCTGATGTTTTACATACAATTTCTCTTTGTTCAGGTGTTAGCGCAGTAGTTGCTTTAATTAGTTTTTCAGTATTTTTTTTTGTTTTATTATTTTTATTATTTTTTTTTTTTTTTTATTTTTTTTTATATATATAAAAGTTGAAGACATATAAAATAATATAATATTAAATTTTTACTATTATATTACGTAGAAATTTTATCAATAAATACTTGTTTTGCAATCTTCTTAATAATTTTTTCTTCTTTTTCAAAATCATTTTCTCCTGCACCTCCCATAGATTCTATAATAATCTTATTGAATTGGTCTGACACTTTGGATGTACTTTTTTTCCAATCCGGATATAATTCTTTGAAGTCTGAAATTAAATTTATATTTTTATTGGCAATTTTTCGTACCATTTTATGTAACTTGGCTTTCTTTTCATCTTCTTTTTCCCACTTGTCTTCGTCTTTAATATACATTGTTTCTCTCTTTTTATCTGTACAATGAATCGGTCTTTCAGTTATATCTAATGCGTTCAAGTTCTTTAAAATGATATTAGAAATTCCTTCAATATATCCCAATTCTCCGACTTTTTCTAAATCAGAAAGTTGCAATTTTATTGAATCTATAAAATCTGTTATATTCATGGCATCTTTACATGTTTCATTTAAAAATACATTAAGGTTAAATGTTTTATTATGCGAATTTATGTTACTAATATTATTCGTATTGGACGTTCCATTTTTTAATACTTCTAATATTAAGTTTTTTAATTCTTTGCTTTCATTCATAAGATAATGTATTAATTCATCTTTTTCTGTATTATCAGGTAAAGGACTTTCTATAACATCTTGTTCATTTGTTTTGTTGCAACAATTATTTTTGTTTTTATGTTTCCATAAACCTGCATTTGTTTGATATATTTTATCACAATCTTTGCATACAAATAAATTGCTTAATTCTTGCTTAAAAATATTTCCATTTATTTCCTTTACATGCTTGTTACTCTTAAGGTGAGTTACTAAATTACTTTTTCTATCCGTAGAATAGTCACATTTTGTACAACAAAATTTCTTGCTTAATTTTTGCTTAATATTATTTCCAAATATTTCCATATATAGGAAATAGAAAGTATTTTTAAATACTTTTAAAAAAAAGTTATGCTAACATTTTGAAAATTATTTTTTTGGTAACCAGACCATAAAATTCAATTATGGTCACAACGGCCGCCCTTTTGAGCAAAGTATTCTGGCTTTTTGAAAAATGGACAAAAATAAATGTCCATTTTTGAATTTCTGGAAAAACTTTCCCAAGAAAAAATGAAAGAGTCGGCCTACATGAGTAGGAAACTTTTTTTGCCCATTTTCGCAGAAAATCTAGGATTTCCTTACATAGTGTAGAGAGAAAAATAGAATAAATGTGTAAAGGTACTTAAAGAAATAGTTTTATTTTTAAAATAATATTTATTTATATTATATGAAAGTAACACGTAAAAGACATAGAAAAAGACATAACAAAACCAAAACAAAAAGACATAACAAAACAAAAACAAAAAGACATACAAAATGTAGAGCTGGAGGTTCAAAAATTTATACAAACTATGGAAAAATTGAAAAATTAAATGAATGCCATAAAGGAACAGAAATATTTAGAAAAATGACTAATAATGTACTTGAATTAGAAATTTCTAAAATAATAATGGAAAATCCGCATAAAAACATTGTTACTATATATAAAATTGTTGAACCAAAAGATGCAGCCGATAAAAATGGTTATATTGATATGGAACTTCTAAATACAGACATATCAAAATATAATAAAAATGAAATAAAAGAAAAAATGAAGGATGTAAAAAAACATTTACAAGGATTAGGGATTATGTATATAGATTGGAAACCAGATAATATTGGTTTAGGTGATGGAGAATTAAAATTATTTGATTTTGATGTATCTGGATTAGTTAATAAAGACCAAAAAGAACATTGGGTAGAAAAAGGTACACCTCGCAAATTTTGGGCTTATCAAAATGCATTATTAGATAACAAAGATAAAACACCATTAGAAATAGATAATTATGCATTTGATCATGGATTAAAATAATTCTTTAAGTAGTATACCTTTATAAAAGGTATAACCAAGTTTTGCCTCCACTCAACTTTTCATAACTTGTGAAGAAAGTTGATCAAAAATGTTTCTAGTTTGGCTCCATCTTCTTCACAAGTTATGAAAGGTGGATGGATATTAACGAAACTTGTCTTCTAGTTTATTCAATAAATCTGTATCATAAATAAGATTCCCTGAAGGTTTATACGATTTAATAGGTGTATATTCTTTCTTAGGTCCTTTTCCTTTTAGGTTAGGATCTTGTCTATTTAACATATAATCATTAGGATCATTAGGTTCTGCATCTATAATTATTTTATTATCCTCTTCATTTTCTCCCTCTTCAATCTTTTGACCATATTCATTAATATTCATTCCAGTTTTCTTTTTTAACTCACTTCTAACATAAGATGGTATCCAGTGTAACCATGATATAAATAACAAATTAGGATGAATATAACGCACATTAAACCCATTTGTTTTTAATTTATCAATAATATAAGCAATGCATGCTGCTTGGTCATATTTTGGAACCCCAATCATTGTTTCAGGAACTACATACCAACAAAATTGTTCATCAACTTTTTGTCTTGAAGCAAGTTTAATTTTTACATGAATACGATTTAAAATTTTATTGAATAATGCAAGTTTTGTCAGATCTTGTTGTCTTTTTTTTTCATATAGTTCATCAATACTAATTTTTTCTGAAAAATTATCAATATTTTCTAATGTAAATATGTTAGCCATTTGAAATCTATTCAGAAAAAAAACTTTATAATATAATTTATAAAAAATATTATATTAAAATGAATTTAATATAATAATAAAATGACAATAAAACACATAGTAATTTCAGGTGGTGGTCATTCATTATTTTCTTCACTAGGAGCAGTATATCATTTAGAAACAAATAATTTTTTTAAATTGCAAGATATTGAAACTATTTATGCAACATCCGTAGGAGCTATTATTGGATTGGGTCTTGCTCTTAAATTTGATTGGGAAACATTAAATGATTATTTTGTAAAAAGACCATGGAAAGAAATATTTCCTCTCAAGGTTCAAAATATATTAGATGCGTATACAAAAAAAGGATTATACGATACTAAAACTATTGAAAAATGTTTTAAACCATTATTTGATGCTAAAGATATTCCTTTAAATATAAATTTTGAAGATTTATATAAATTAACAAAAATGGAATTACATTTTTTTGGATTTGATATTAATTCATATAAAATAGAAGATATGTCCCATTTAACACATCCAAATTTGTCAATTATAACAGCAATACATATATCATGTTCTTTTCCTATATTATTTGTACCAGTTATTATAGATGATAAATGTTATATTGATGGTGGTACAATGAGTAATTATCCATTAAAGTATTGTATTGAATCAGGAAAAAATCTTGATGAAATACTAGGTTTTAAAAATAAATATTCAGAAACTAAAAATAATATTACAGATGAGTCCACATTGATAGATTTTTTGACAAGTTTTTTATATAAAGCAATATTTTGTTTAAGCACAGATTACACACAACCTGAAATACAAAATGAAGTAACATGCCGCATTTCACACTTTGATTTTACTAATTTTACAAAGTCAATTAATAGTAGCGAAGCAAGAAAATTATTGTTTGATAATGGCGTGGAATCTGGAAAAATGTTTTTATCTAAAATAAACAAAAAAGATAAAGACACACAAGAAGAATTAGAGAACAGTATTCAAGAATTGAACTAATGTTTCTTTAGATGGTTTTGCATCATACTCAATAACTTCACCATCTTTTAATAATTTAATAGTAGGATAACCTTCTATATTATATTGATTCATCATTTTATCTACTTCAGTAGTTTCTTCTGAACAATCAACTTCTGTAAAAATAATTTTATAACCATTTATGGTTTTATTTTCATATTCGGTTTTTAACTCATTCCAAATAGGTTTAGCAGTTTTGCAATGAGGGCACCAATTCGCGTAAAAAAATAAGAGTTCAGCAGTACCATTTGATACATTATCGCTAGTAGCCTTTTCATTATTTGGTTTATATTTAGATTGCATTTCTGGTGCAAGATAATAGTAATAATAACAACCTGCAAGTATTGCAAACAATACTAATGCAACTATATAAACAATAGTGTTACCAGACATGTATTTAGACATATTTGGAAAATAACTATTAGACTGACCACCTAAAGGTGATGCTTTAGACATAGGATTAATATTAGCATAACTTTGTTGGAACATATATATATATATATCCTAGAAGAAATTAACCACACGTTTTAACGAATAAATTAGAAAGATATAGAATCTATATAAAGATATAATTACTTTTATAGTTATATGTTATTTAGAAACAATAAAGGTAATATTATTGAAATAAAAAAATATAATTTTTCAAGTGATATTATTTATTATAGAAAAATAATGGAAATTAAAAAATCATCTAAATTAGAAAAAACTAATAATCATATTCTTAAAGACAAAAATAATGAGTAGTCCAATAAAAAAAGTAAATACATAGCTACATAAGATATTGATATTTAATTGTGCTTTTACTGATTCTGAATTAGCTACTAGAGTTGCGGATCTTAATAAATCAGTTTGATTATAATTTAAATAAATAATATATGACATTATTCCTATAGAAAGTATTTTCATAATGAGTGATGTCCTAAAAAAATTGCTTAATGGACTAATAACAAATAGTATAATAATCATAATAGATGTAGCAGTACATAAACAAATATTTTTTGTTTCTTGTGTAAAAATTGATAAGTTAAATGGTTGACTATTTGATTCCATATACTTTTACTATATTATATAGATATAATTTTTACATATTTATTTATTTATAAATGTATTATATAAATGGATAAAAAGTTTCAAACTTTTATTGGTATTATGGTATTTTATATTGTATTGTCATATATTATTTTTCCATTAGCATTTTATTATTTAGCAGGAAAAACATTGGAAAGTGCTGGAAATGGATTTATTGTTGGTAGTATAGTTTCTGTATTATTATGGTATAATTTTGGGAAAAAAATGATAGAAACCAAGTAAAAAAATTTATTATATATATTTAATATACATATAATATAATGTCAATGACTCGTAAAAATAGAAATACACATAGAAAAATAAATAATAATAAAAAAACGAGAAAGCGTGTATTTAAAAAAAAAGATTATAATTCAGGAGATGGAATGTTGACATCCGTATGGGGGCCACCTATGTGGCATTATTTACATACAATGAGCTTCAATTATCCTATTCATCCAACCCAATCAGATAAGAAACATTATAAAGATTTTGTTATTAACTTGCAATATGTGTTACCATGTAAATATTGTCGCATTAATTTAACAAATAATTTTAAAAAGAAACCATTACAAATGTGTGATATGGCAAGTAGAGAGACATTTTCTCTTTATATTTATGAACTACACGAATTAGTCAATAAAATGTTGAAAAAGAAATCTCATTTGAGTTATTGTGATGTTAGAGAAAGATATGAACATTTTAGATCTAGATGTACAGAAGAGAAACCAATAATATTTAATTTTAAACGAGAACAAGCAAAGAATAAGACTCTAAAGAAAAAAGGAGAGAAAGAAAAGGGATGCACAGAGCCACTTTATGGAAAGAAGTCTAAGTGTGTTATTAATATAGTGCCGATTGAAAATAAAAGTGCTACATTTCAAATGGATAAGAAATGTATCAAGACAAGACACTAAATCCACCTTTCCACCTTTAAAAAAGGTGGAGTCAAAACACGAGTCCCGTAGGTAGAGTGAAGACTTCGTGGAGCCAAAATTAAATTTTAATATTATTTTTAAAAAAAAATTTAAAAATATTGTATATTAAATATATACATGGACGAATACATTACTTCCTATGAATATGAGAACAATGTAAATCCAAAAATGAACTCTATACCTATTAAAAATAAAAATATTAAAGATTGCGATTATGGTATCACATTTATTGACTTTTCAGAAGTATTTAACACAACTTATAAATGTACAACACCAAATTTATTGGCTAGTTTTATAAAAATTAAAAAAGATGAGAGTTCAACTGAATTTTATAATAAAAGTTATACAAATGGTACATCTCATTTATTTTATGTATTGCAAAGTGATTGTCAAATAACTATAGATAATGAAGAAATAACTTTAATGAGCGGTGACATATTAGTTAGCCCATGTTTTCAGACTATGCAAATAAAAAATATTGGCGATAACGAATTGCAAATTTATTATATTAATGATAGCCCTTTAATTAACTATTTAGGAAGTACTCCTGTTGAAAAAACATTTAAAATTGCAAAATATTCAAAGGAATATTTATTAAAAAATCTGAAGGATCTCTCTAATCCAACCAACAATAGAAAAGGAATTTTATTAAGTAACAAAGATACTGAAAAATTAGGTACTAATACTATTACACCTGTGTTATGGGCTTTATATAACGAGTTACCTCCTAATACTATTCAAAAACCACATAAACACAACTCTGTTGCCTTAGATTTATGTATAAGTTGTAGTGATAGTGATAATATATATACTTTAATTGGCGATGAACTAGGCGAAAATGGAAATATTATGAATCCAATAAAAATGCATTGGAAAGAAGGAGAGATGTTTATAACTCCTCCTGGATTGTGGCATTCACATAATAATACTGGCGAAACGTATGCTTACATATTGCCGATTCAAGATGCCGGTATTTTGCTGTATCAGCGAATTCTTGGTATTCATCTTTCTTAATTTATTTTATATATTTTATAAAATAAATAACAAATCTTTTCTGTATTTTGGATCCACCTTTATAAAAGATTTGTTTTGCTCCACCTTTTCAAAGGTGGATTACATTCCAAATGTAGAGAAATCATTTAAAACAGGAACTGGTAATTGATCATTTCCAATGGAATTGTAGTTGGGTACTTTTTTGCATTCAAATGATGGTTCTGGACAGCGTTGTGGTGCTGGACAGGGTTGACACTTTGATTCCTTAACCTTTTCAATAACTTCAGCTATATTATCAACAGCAGGACAAACTGGACAGACAGGTGGTACCACTTGCGACTTTAATATGTACAAATCTTCCTGTCCAGGTGGTATCTGACTCCCAGGTACTCCAGGAGGCAATGAGCTATAATATTCAGAACTACTTGTGCTCTTTTCAATTCCAGTGACAGCATTACCATTAGGACCTTGAGCATAATAAGCGGTATTACCACGAGGTCCAGTCACCGCAGTAGCATGACCACCATGAGGGCCATAATATTGATTAGTATTTGTACCATAATAAGGATTAGTAGTTCCAGCGACAGCATTACCATTAGGACCTTGAGCATAATAAGCCGTATTACCATAAGGACCTGTAGCAGTATTCAAATGACCACCATAAGGGCCATAATATTGACTAGTACTTGTACCATAATAAGGATTAGTACTACCAGCGACGGCATTACCATAAGGTCCACGAGCATAATAAGCCGTATTACCATAAGGTCCAGTTGCAACAGCTGCTTGACCGCCATAAGCACCTTTATAAGTATTCACTTGATAACCAGTACTTCCATAGTATTTAGTAGAGCTATTAGCATTTGTAGATTCAGTTTCAGATTTATAATAAGTTGCATCTGGTGTAAAAGTATAATCACCTTGATTTGTTTCCACATGGACTGCGATTTGTCCGTTATTTCCTTTTATGACAGAAGCAGTAACACCATTAGGGCCATAGAATCTAGTGGCTGTTCCATTTGCACCATAATAATTTGTATATTTTTCAATAGTTTTAACACTTGTTGTTGTAGTAGTTTTATTTAAAGTATCTTGTTTTTCTTGTTTTTCGGCATCTAATTCAATTATTTTACCATTTGGCAAGGTAACATTTAAACTTTGCGTTCCATCACTATTTTGCTGAACTAAAATTTTACCACCATTAGGACCATAAAAAGTAGATCCTGTTTGCAAGCTAGTCATAGAACCTTTATAATGATTATAATAATCTCCAACAACAGGAGAAGCGGTTGCAGCCCCACTAATAGATCCAGTAGATCCAGTGTTTGTTGTATATCCTTCATTTATTGTAAACTCTTCAGATCCACAATTACCTCCTAAAAAGGAACATAAAACTAAACCCAATAATAAAATTAAGAAAAGAAATAATGCTTCAGTATTCATTGTATAATTTATATAGTGAAAAAAGTTTAGAATGATTAAATATATTATTTAAAATTGATTTTAAAATATATAGTTAAAATAATATTATAACTATAATAATGAAGAAAACAGAGTATATTAGTGGTGAAATTATTGATGATTCTGATGACGAAATTATTATACTTCAACCAAATACCCACCCCAATAAAAAGTTAAATAAAATATTAATTAAGAAAAAACGTGTTATCAAACCCAAAGCGATTCTAGAAAAATGTTATAATCAAGATCCAGATGTATATGAAATTGGTGTTGATGAAGTTGGAAGAGGTCCGTTATTTGGACGAGTGTATACGGCAGCAGTCATTTTACCTAAAGATGATTCATTTGATTGTTCTATGGTGAAAGATAGTAAAAAATTTACATCTAAAAAAAAAATACTAGAAGCATCAGAATATATAAAAAAACACGCGCTTGCTTGGTATATATCCTTTGAAGATGAAAAAACAATTGATGAAATTAATATTTTACAAGCAACACAGATGTCAATGCATCATAGTATTCTAGAAACAATGAAACAAATGAATAAAAAAATAATGGAACAAGGAATAGTAGAGTCTAAGTATTCTCTACTCATTGATGGAAATTATTTTAAACCATTTACTTATTTAAATAAAAAAACAAGCAAGATAGATAATGTACCTCATGTTACTATTGAAGGTGGTGACAATAAATTTGCATCAATTGCAGCGGCTTCTATTTTAGCAAAAGTGGAACGTGATAAATATATTCAAGAGTTATGCGAAGAAAACCCTACATTAGTAGAGCACTATAGTATAGATTCTAATAAAGGTTATGGTGCAAAAAAACATATAGATGGTATAAAAGAACATGGAATTACTATTTGGCATCGTAGAACCTTTGGGATTTGTTCCACTTCCACCTTTTCAAAGGTGGAGTCAAACCCAAAATGTTAGAAATAATTTTGATTACAATTTTAATATATACTTTTGGCTCCACTCAACTTTTATAAAAAGTTGATCAAAAAGTTGATCAAAAATGGTAAAGTTTGGCTCCACTCAACTTTTATAAAAAGTTGATCAAAAATGGTAAAGTTTGGCTCCACCTTTTCCCAAAGGTGGAAAATAAAATTGATATAAATAAATAAATATTTATTTTTTCTACAAATACTTATTTAAAAAGACTTAAAATCTTAATTAGAATTATTTAAAGAATGAAAGTCTTAATATTTGATACAGAAACTACCGGATTACCTAAGAGCAAAATTATAAGTCAAGATACTCTTGATAAATGGCCACATATAGTGCAATTTAGTTATCTAGTATTTGATACTAGTTTAAATATAATTGTTGAAACGAAAGATTTTATCATAAAAATGCAAGATGGATTATTAATACCATCAGAATCAACAGCAATTCATGGAATTACAAATGAAATATCAGAAAAAGATGGTGTAAGTATTGAAGTAGCATTAAAAGAATTCTTTATTACTTTAAAAGAAGTAGATTTATTGGTAGGACATAATATTAGTTTTGATATCAATATGATTTATATAGAACTTCTTAGAATTATCTATTTTAAAGACTATCATCTCAACCTTATATCTTCTTATAAATTTGATTTACATTTTCTTACAAATTTTGAAAATATTTATTGTACCATGCAAAAATCTATTGATTTATGTAATATTAAATCAATCAGTAAATTTGGAAAAGAATATACAAAGTTTCCGAAGTTGAACGAACTACATGAAACATTATTTAAAACCACACCAAAAAATTTACATAATTCTCTTATAGATATTTTAATCACATTACGTTGTTATATAAAACTAACTAGTGAAAAAGATCTTTTATTAGATTGTAAAAATTATGAAACAATTATTAAAACGTTAGAAGTATTTTAAACATGGTATTATTTTACACCTTTTTACATTTCAAATACCTATTTATTAATTATAAAAATGATATAAAATTAATAACATTAATATTTTATAATTATATGATAGAAACAAACAATTTAATTAAAAATATTGTTGTAGACATTATTATTATAACTAATATTTTGGGAATACTCAATAATCATACACATAAATATTTTTTTGGTCTAGGGATGACAATATATCTTCTTAAAAAATATATATGAAATAGTCAGCATGTTAAATGTGTAAATAAAATATTTTACAAGAAGAATTTGTCTCTATTAATTTTTTATAGGTAAATGTTGTTTATCATTATGTTGATATACATAATGATAATTTTTTACAATACATTTATTTTCATTTACACAATGTTTATATGTATCCATAAACCAATGAACTTTTACACCATAAATAACAGTTGTAATCATATATGTAGTATTTCTTTTTTGAAAAATTGTTTTATAAATAGTATTTCTATATTTTTTAATTAATGGTTTTTTTTTTAGATTATAATATTTGTGTTGATCAATATTTAATCTAGTTATATACTTACCATTACGATAACTATGATATCCTTGAAACTCTAAAATAATATTTACTATTTCCAATGGTAGAAGATCCATTCAAATATATAATTCAATGTATAATACAAATATATATATTTTTATAAAAGTAATCATTTTTTTATCAGTCGTTCCACTTTATGAAGAACACATTTCACAAATTTCATCTTTTTCTTCAGAATATTCCTTAAGTTCAGGTTCAATAGTAAATTGCTGTGCTTGATGCTTAGCTTTGCGTCTTAAATAATAAATACCTGTTTTTAGTCCTTTTTTCCATGAATAAAAATGCATAGAAGTCAATGTATTATACGTTGGATCTTCTAACCATAAATTTAAACTTTGACTTTGACAAATAAATGCGCCTCTATCAGCTGCCATATCAATTAAATGTTTCATAGGCATTTCCCAAACAATCTTATATTTATTTCTTAAATGTTCGGGAACATTTGTTAACTGCTGTATAGAGCCTTTATTGGCAATAATGTTGTTTTTAATTTGTTCATTCCATAATCCTAAATCAATGAGATCGTGCATCAAATATTTATTCACCACTACAAATTCTCCTGCCAATGTACGCCTTGAATATAAATTGCTTGTTAAAGGTTCAAAACATTCATTGAAACCTAATATTTGGGAGGTAGATGCAGTTGGCATTGGTGCAACTAATAAAGAATTTCGTAAACCATTTTTAATAATAGATTCTTTCAATTTGGACCAATCGTATCGGGAGGATGGTTCTACAGACCACATATCGTATTGCAAGATTCCTTTGGATGCAGGCGAACCTATAAAAGAACTATATGTTCCTAATAGTTCAAGATTCACATTCTTATTTTTATTTTTATTCGGCAATAATTCGTAATCATATTGGTTTACAAATTCAAGTAATTTATTTCTATCTCCTTTCAATAACTCTTGCACTTTTTCTGAGCGTTCTATAGAGAGTTCATTACTTTTTTCTAAAGCAGCATGATAAATAGTTTCAAAAATTAATTTATTTACTTCTTTTGCTTCTTCTGAATGAAACGGAATATTTAATAAAATAAATGTATCTGCAAGACCTTGAACGCCAATACCAATAGGTCTATGTTTAAAATTACTAGTCTTTGTTTTTTCAGTCGGATAATAATTAATATCAATCACTTTGTTCAAATTATTAGTTACCACTTTTGTAACATCATGCAACTTATCATAGTCAAACTGCTTTGTCTCAGTATTGACAAAACTAGGAAGACCAATAGACGCCAAGTTGCAAACTGCTGTTTCTTTATCGTCAGAGTATTCTAAAATTTCTGTGCATAAATTTGAACTCTTAATGGTACCAAGATTCTGCTGATTTGATTTTGTATTGCAAGCATCTTTATATAAAATATAAGGTGTGCCTGTTTCCATTTGTGCATCCAAAATTTTAAACCATAAATCACGAGCATTTATAACCTTTCTACCTCTATTTTCGCTTTCATAATTTTTATAAAGTGTAGTAAAATCTTGACCATAGACATCTGATAATCCAGGACATTCATGAGGGCACATGAGAGTCCATTTGCCATTTTCTTTTACACGTTCCATAAAAATATCTGACACCCACAGAGCATAAAAGAGATCGCGTGCTTTTAATTCTTCATCGCCATGGTTTTTACGAAGGTCCAAGAAATCTTCAATATCGGCATGCCATGGTTCCAAATAGATGGCAAAAGATCCATTACGTTTTCCTCCTTGATCTATATAGCGAGCAGTATTATTAAAAACTCGCAACATAGGTACAATACCTGTAGATAGTCCATTCGTTCCTTGAATTAAAGTTCCTTTTGCTCGTATATTATGAATATGAAGACCAATTCCTCCAGCCCATTTTGAAATACGTGCGCAATCATGTAGTGTATTAAAAATGCCGTCTAAACTATCGTCTTCCATAGCAATTAAATAACAACTAGATAATTGAGGACGTGGAGTTCCGGCATTAAAAAGAGTAGGTGTAGCATGAGTAAAATATTTTTGTGACATTAGATTATACGTTTCCTTTACCAATCTTAGATTTGATCCATGAATACCAATAGCAACACGCATCCACATGTGCTGAGGTCTTTCTACAATTTTATTATTTAATTTAAATAAATAAGCTCTCTCTAATGTCTTGAAACCAAAATAATCAATCAAGTAATCTCTATTATAATCAATCATGGTTTCAATTGCTTCAGAATGTGCACTAGTTGTGTTCCAAAGATCTTGCGAAATAAAAGATATATTTTTTCCTTTAGTATTTTCAAATTCATATAACTTCTTCATTGTTGACAAAAAAGAAGCCTCTGTATTCTTTTGATGATTAGATATAATTATACGCCCTGCTAAAGTTGCATAATCTGGATGATTAGTAGACATAGATGCGCATTGCTCAGCAGCTAGTTCGTCAATTTTACCAGTTGGTATTTTATCATGTAACTGATCAATTACTTTCATAACTAAAGAAGAATAATTTATGTGAATATTTGCTTCTTGACCAAGTTTTTTAACCCGCTCTAAAATCTTATCAAATGCAACTTCTTGTAACTCACCATTACGTTTAGTGACATGCATTTCATTTAGACTTTCCATAATATAAATATATAGCGCGATTGTTTTAAATCGTTTTCCATCCACCTTTAGAAAATCCACCTTTTTAAGAAAGGTGGAGCCAAATCTACAAATTTATCCACCTTTAGAAAATCAACTTTTAGAAAATCCACCTTTTTAAGAAAGGTGGAGCCAAATCTACAAATTTAGAAAAAGTTAATTTAGAAAAATATTTGGCTCCACCTTTTTAAAAAGGTGGATTTTTAAAGGTGGATATATATATATATATATATGAATCAATATCTATTTTTATTTCTTATTTTAGTTTTGGCTTTAAGTATTCCAGTAATATTCAATGTAAACAATCCATTAGAATTACTTGAAGGATATTCTAATTATACTTTGGCAGAAGCACAAGGTGATTTTCCAAATGCACAAACAAAAGTATTAGTTCAAAATACTTATCCACCTATAGGAAAAAATCAATTATCCAATAATACAGCAGCTGATATATGGCAAGATTATCCTATTTTTGAATTAGGATCTTATGATCAAATAACAAATAATATTCGTTATCCACGAAATCCAGATGAAGGCACATGTATGCCGGCATCAATGTGCGGAGCGTTGTATCATGATAAAAATCTTGGTAGCAACTATGTAGAACCATTACCTCCAATAAATCCAGATTGCGGTAATCGTATTGGTTATTTTGATACTAATATAAATTTACAACCGTTTAGAACAAATACTACAAATATTTTATACTAATTCCACCTTTCACTAAGGTGGATCCAAATTTTTATTTTTTTTGTAAATATTTTTATAAAAAAAATAATTATATATATATATATTTATGCCAGGTCATGGAAGCATTATAGAGTATGATCATACACCAGAGATGATTGCATCATTCATTGCTGATGGTGATCAACTTGATGAAAAGTTAGAAGATGTAAATTTTAGGCTAGGTAAAGCAGCAGAAACAATACAAAATGCTAGTTATTCCATATATCCGAGTAATAAAGATTATATAAAAGGAAAAGTATATTGGTTTTTAGAGGAAAAATCTATAACAGGTTTAGCTAGAGCAACTGGTGATGGTAATGGCAATGTAGTAAATTATGAATATTATAGCTATCCAGATAAAAAATTTGTAACAGAGTGCACAGAAGGAACTCCATGTAAAATAGAAAATACAGATAATAATGTATTTACAAAAGAAGGTTTCTTTAACAATTTCGGTAGCACTTCTATGAACGATTATAGATGGTTATATTATTTTAAAGATACTTCAGATTATATTTTTCCGGTTTCAAAAGAAAAAAGTATAGATAAAAGCATAGGTTTATTTTATGACCAACTATTTAGTAATAATCCTAAGAAACCTGGTGCATTTTCGTATAGAGAAGACGAAAAAAAAAAAGTTCAGGAGGAGGTAGAAAGTCTAGAAAGAACAGAAAGTCTAGAAAGAACAGAAAGTCTAGAAAGAACAGAAAGTCTAGAAAAAACAGAAAATAAATTATGTTTCTTTATTTTTAATAAAATTGAAAAAATTTAGTTCTTTCTCATATGTCGCAATTTTGGCTCCACCTTTGGAAAAGGTGGATTTTGGCGCTCTATGTTCATATCCAGTAATCCTTTCTTGTTCAACAATAGTCCATACATTTCCTAATTGACCAATATTATTTTTAAACCATTCACGATTACGTAATACAAGAACGCAACTTAGTTGTTCTAATTTCCAATATATATATTTTGTAAATGAATAACAGTAAGGTTCTGATTCATAAAAATTAATAGTTTCATCTTCCCATTGTGAAACTTCTTCTAGATGAAGTGGTTTATATGCATAAAAAGGTACTCCTTCTTTTGTATAAAATTGAATAATAATACCTTTTTGACAATTAGTATCTTTTTCAGATTCATAACTTTGTCTATCTGAATATTCAACAAATTTTGTCTCCAAAAAATCACATTCGTCCAAATCGCATACTTCCATTTGAAGTTGCATTTGCACCCAATATTCTTTTTTAGGTATTCCAGTAATATCGCGACTTACTGGATTTTTTATTTCCAACATGCGACCAAAACGTTCAGATAATGGGTCTACGTTAATTCCATCTGGTGAGGCCCCTAAAAATGCATAAGATGGATGTTGAATGCAACCAAAATCTTCTACTTTAGTATTATATTTATCTTCATAAAACATTACAGAGAGAGGTTCATATTTTTGTCCATGATGCATAGGTGTATTTGTATTTACATTATTAATTACTTTAATATCAGGATCAACTATTTTTATTGGTTGACATTTTTCATAAATAAGTTGATTGATAGCAGATTGTGATTCAAATGCCTTCCATGCATTACTTGCAGTAATTAAGTTTGAGCGAAACTGATACCATTCAGGTGTTCTTTGTACAGGTTGTGGAATGTCTCGCAGACCCTGAATTTTTTTCTCCAAAATATGAATCTCTTCATCGTTTAATTCAACAATCTTATAATTATTTGTATTAATTGATCTCTCTGGATAAAAAGAAGTAATAAATATTTGAAAAGCATCTTCCAATAATTCATTCATATCATCTTCCACCTCTTCTGAATCATAAGAATGTTCTATTTGTTCTTCCATTTGAATGTAAAAAATTTCTTTTATTTCTTCTAATAAAATTTCATGAAAATCAGGTTCCGAAATAATTTGTGGATTATCTGTTATAAATTCGTCCATTAATTGTAATGCAGTTTGAACCAGATCAACCGCATGTTCATCCGTAAATATAGATGGTTCATCTTCAAAAACTAATGTATCTAGTATGTTTGTAAGAGGATTCAAACTGGATAAATAAACATCTTGCATATAGAGTTATATATATAACTTTATATACTTTTAAACCTTTTTTACATATTTGAACAATATATAATTATTTATTTTCATTTTTAATAAAATCAGATGCTACTTCTGCCATCATGTAAATACCTCTTGATGGATTATAACCGTGTAACCAAGGTGCAGGATAAATAGATAAATCAACAACACGAAGACCAGAAATACCTTTTACATGGAGTCTAGAATCTAAAACAGCTGTATTATCATTAATATCACCCATTTTAGCGGTTCCAGACATGTGGTGACCATATGATTGCCAATCTTTGATATAATTTTTTAAATCATTTATTGTTTTATAATTTTTTCCAGGATATAATTCTATTGAATCATAATCTTCTGGATGTTTTGCCCATTTTCTTAAAGTAGATTTTTTAAAAAAATCTCTGATTTTCATTAAAGCATTTGCATTAATATTAACAGCATTATCATCACTAAATAAATTTAGATCAATAATAGGCGAAACTCTAGGATCAGAATTTTTTAATGTGATACTTCCTGTAGCCTTAGGTTGTAAACATTCTGTTAAAAATGACAATATTACTACTGGATTAGCAGGATTGGTTTGATTATTAAATAAGTATGATTTTGGTATGTTAACAGGTAAAACATTATCTTTTTTATGTTGTATAACGTCATAGTTATCACCATTAGGAAAACCATTAAAATCTAAATTAAAATCAAAAAAGAAACCATTTATTATATGTGTATGTGAATCTGGATTAATTATTAATGGATCATCTGGATTTACATTTGGATCATTTGATACAGAATACCAATCCCACATTAAAGCAACTGCATTTGTAGATAATGCATCTGGCGAATAAAATTTTTCTATATTACTTATAATTTTTGGACTTGCTAATTTTTTATAATCAGTAAATTCTTTCATGTATGTAGCTTGCCACTTCCAAAGAATTTTTTCAGGATCTAATTCAAAAGTCATTGTTGATTCTATATGGTCCATTAAGTTTTGTCCTACTCCTTCTAAATTTTTAACAACATTTACTCCTATTTTTTCTAATTGTGATTTGGGTCCAATTCCTGACAACATTAATATTTGAGGGGTTGATATAGCACCACCACATAATATTACTTCTTTGTTAGCATAATAATAAGTAGGTTTGGGTAAGTCCTTGTTAGGCAATATAGCGTTTCCTTGCGAGTCAACAATGTTACCTGTTGTATTATATTCTGATAAGTATTTTTTATCATATGTAGATATACCATATGCAATATCATTTTTTATTAAAACCTTTTCAACTAATGAATTAAATTTAATAGTAATATTACTATGAGTGTTTAACATTGGTTGAAGTAATTTTTTATATGAATAACTACGACTTCCTTCTTTATCAACTTGTTCTTGGCCTATAGCAACACCAACAACTTGTGATGGCTCTGCTGAGTCTAAATTATATGGAACATTATATATTTTTTTTAATTCATCTACAATTTCATAACGCAAGTCTTCATCAATATTACCAGTATTTCTTATAGGTAACCATCCATTGTAACCATGTATTTCCTTATTTTTAACACCAGGAACATTATAAGATTCAAGTTTTTTATAATATGGTAAAATATTTTCATAACTCCAAATAGGATCTTTTACTAATTTTGCTATTTGATCATAAATATATGGTGTACCACGCCCATCTACCATAGCATGATGATTTGTAGAACCACCTGCGCCATTACCTCTCGGATAAGCATAATATCTACTATTATTTTGAAAAGTTGTAGAAAAATCATTCATTACTGGACTAGCTTTAGTATCTGAACTATGATATCTTTGATATAAGTTAAGATAAAAAACAGGTGTTTTTATCAATGTTTTATCAAAATTAGAAATATCACTCGAAGTGTCTGTATTATCATGTCCCTGTTCTAGTAATAAAACTTTTATATTTTTATCTTCACCTAATCTTGCCGCTAAAATAGAGCCAGCAGCTCCAGCTCCAACTATTATGTAATCATATGTATTAGCAGCATTTTGAAGATTCTTATTCAATTCTTCATTAGCCATTTTAGATGCTAAATCAGAAGCAAGTTTAGTTGCTATATTAAGTGAGTCATTAAATGAAACATTTGATGTTGCAGATGCAGAAGCAGACGCAGAAATTGTAAAACTTGTATTATTTTTATTTAATTCAGCGTTTCCACTAGCTACTTCTGTAACAGAAGTTTTTGCAATAAAAATATCAGCCATTATAATATAATAATTAAAAAATTATAAAATAATTCAATTAATTTTCATCATCAGATGAAGTTTTTTGTTCAATAACAACTTTATTTCTTATAGTACCATGCCCCTTTTTCGGTGCTAATGACTTCAATGTAGAAACTCGTTTATCAATATTTTTCAACGTAAAATGTTTATTTGCTTTTGTATAAGTTAAAGCAGGTATTTCTTTAATTAATCCATTATCTTTATCATAAATAACATCCTTTACTTTAGATAATTTTTTTTTATCAAGGCTATCTTTTAAAAAAAGTGATAGCAAATGGGTTTCATCTTCATTTAGATTTTTAGTTTTTTTATATACTTCTACAAATTCTAGCAATTTTTTATACTTGATAGTTTTATTCAATTTACACCAAGGTTCTATACTATTATTATTTTTTTCTTCTTCTAGAAATTTATCTAAATTAGAAAGATCATTTGCAGCTTTTGTTTCTTGTAAAGGTGCACCATTTAATAACATTGTTTTATATTTAATGTTTTTGAGTTCTTGACACTCTTCTATAATAGTAGTTGTATCATTTTCAATAATATTATTTGTATTAGAAACGTCTTCCATATATATTACTATATAGCGATCAGTTTAACTCAGTTTCACAAAATATTTATTTATTGCAGAATTTTTATATCGTTTAAATATTATACTATATATTATGGATATTCAAGAACCCATAAAAAAAATTAGTATTAGTGGTACACATAACAAATATGAGATGAAAAAAATATTAAATAAAGATATAAATTGTAAAAAAGAACCTAAAAAAAGAATAGTTACAAAAAAATGGTCATTTTCAAATGAATATTATGAGTGTAATATTCAATTACACTTACTTAGTACAATATTAGATAATTTAAATACACAAGTAAATAATGGAGAGAATGAATCAATAAAAGTATCAAAAATAATGATTCAAGAAATTAATAAAAAAATATCTGGTTATAAACAACAAGATATTATTAAAAAAAAATTAGATGTTGAACAATTTATTACATTTCAATCAGTTATTAAAAAAATGATAGAATGTGAACTAAAATGTCGTTATTGTAAAGAAACAATGAATATATTATATGATATTTCAAGAGAATCAAAACAATGGTCTGTAGATAGGATTAATAATGATTTAGGACATAATATAAATAATTTTCATCTAGCCTGTTTAGATTGTAATTTAAAAAGAAGACGTAGAACCGATGAAAAATTTTTATTTACAAAACAATTAAACATTGTAAAACAAGATGCAACTTAAAAAATTAACAAAAAATCTATCTTTAGTCATCTTCTTTTCTCTCTTGAAAGTAATTCAAAATATCATTTTTAAATTCTTTATTAAAAATTTGTGTTGGTATTAAAATTCCATTAGAATCATATTTTATGTCATTCATAGGTGAATATTGATGTTTAATTAATATTTGCCATCTTTCTGTATATTTTCTGTTTTGTTTTGAACCATGGTAATGATGACGAATTACTCCAGGTGTATATCCTAATCTTAACTTCTTTGCTTGTTTTTGAAATTCTATAATGCTATTTTTATAATCTTCATGGTAATCCATTTGTAATGTATTTTTTACACAATTTATTAAAGAAAGAGACATTATATTATCTCCAGAACCTAAAATACCTTTGTCATATAATCCACCTGTTTTTTCATAAGCTTTTCTAGTCATAGCCCAAGCAAATCCAGGATGCCAATAATCTTTACCCTTTGTAGTATATGATTTTTGTTTATTAAAACTATACCCGAATCCGTTAAATATACTCAAATTATTTTTCTCTCTATCCATATCTACTGCATGACTAAATAACTGAACAATATCTTTTGATCCATTTAAAATTTTTAATGTATCTAATGCCCATGTAGGACTTTCAAATTCTATGTCAGCATCAATCCATGCAAATGCTTTCCATGATTTAGGTAATAAATATTTTACACCTAAATTTATCATATTTTCTTTATGCCAAATAGGAATATCTGTTTTCAATTGTAAATGGTTTTTATTTTTTTTATCTGTTATAATAAATTTTTGGTTAGGATAAATCATTTCAACTACATATAAATTAACATTTTCTTCTTCTTCTTCAATCCTTTTAATAAATTCTCTACATAAAATATATCTTCTTGCAAATTGACATGGATTTGATATAACAATAATTACATTTAATTTATTTTCTATAGGATTATTATTTGCAATAGCATATTTAATATCATTTAATTTATAATCAATATTATCTATTTCTATTCCATTTATGATTGTCATTTAATTTATAAAAATATTTTAATTATTTATTTATATAAATTGGTTTTATTGTTAAAATTATTTTCATTATATTTATTAGTATAATTACATGGAGAAAAAATGGACAAATGGAAAACCTTATGAAAGGTCTAGAAGATTAAAACATGTTCAAGAGATTGAAAATAATGAGTTTAGCAAAGAAGTAGAAAAATCAGCTTATACCTCATCTTTACATCATGATGAAAATACATGGGAGATTTTAAATAATAAATTAAGTGATTCTGGTATACATTTGCTTAAAGTATCTAATAAGAGAGAAGAATTGGATTTAAAAATGGCAGATAGAGGTTTAACGCAACAAATTGGTTTCAATCCATTTTTAGGTGAAAATAGTTATGTTAATGATATAACTATTCGTGATCAGTTCCTTAAACCAATTAATACAACACAGGGGGAAACAAAATCTAAAGATTTAAGCTAAAGATCTACTACACATATTGTATAATAATCTATTTACAAAGTATGCAATGAACATATTAAATAATATAAGTATTCCATTTACAACATGTCTTCCTGTAACATTTTTGTAATTTTTTACTAAATAAAATAATTCAGCAAGTAATGCAAATATAAGAGCAATAAAAAATAAAATAGTTAATATAGAAAAATACATACATGCTTGTTTGTCTAAAGGTCCGTATATGGAGGCAAAATCCATGATTTATATATTAGTATTAGGTTTTATTTTTTTATAATAGTATTAATAAAATATAATTTATTTATGAAAAGACTTAAATATTGTTTTAAAAATCTACCATAATGAATACTTCTTCAAGTTATACAACGCAAAATGAACTATTACTAAATAATTTAATGGATTTTTATAAAAATGAGGAATATCTTAGTAGAATGCTAAAAATTATTACAGGAGAATCTAAAATTTCATTACGTATTGTGGACTGGTTTGCTACAAATTATGCCAAAAAATATTATACTTTATACACAATGAATGATATTAATAACAAGACCATTCGTTTCAAAGTTTACTTCGATTACAAGCTCAAATTAAAGGCATATAGTAAAAAACGTTTTGACCCGTTCTGCCGCTGGGAAAGGATCAGCATACCTTACAAGAGTGGAACATGTATTGAGACCACTATCGGGCAATTAAACTTTTTCAAATGGGCGCTTGAAAATAAAGTTATTGATTATATCGAAGAAAATTATGAAACGATTGAAAAGGACATGAATAGTCGTAACAGTACGTCCAAAAGAAAGGAAACTTTGGCAGATAATACAAAGACACGTAAAAAAAGGGAAGAGTTATCAATTTCCGCTACAAAAAGCATTAAGAAAGAGGAAGTAGAAATTGTTGTGGAGTTTCATTGAATTGTTTGATTTTGCTTTTGAAAGTAAAAGCTTTCGTTTTTTAAAAACGAAAACAATAATTGTTAAAAATGATATAAAGACATTTATCTATATATTATTATAATGGAACAACTAGATATTGTTAACTTAATTGAGAGCAATCCAATGACAAAATTATCTTCTGACTATAATGTAAAGTTGCTTACTAAAATAAAGGCAAATTTTAGTGATTTTGAACAACAAATGTTTTTAACAAGTTTTTATTGCTATTTAAAGTATCATCCAACAAATGATTTTATTATTGATTTAGATGATGTTTGGAAATGGTTAGGATTTGCACAAAAAGTTAATGCAAAAACATTATTAGAAAAACAATTTGTTATTGATAAAGATTATAAAAAATCGCTTTTGTTGCAACAAAAGCAAAAACCTGTAACTAAAGGTGGACAGAATAAAGAGATTTTTATGTTAAATATTAAGACATTTAAATCATTATGTTTAAAAGCCGGAACAAAAAAAGCTGATGAAATTCATGACTATTATATGAAAATGGAAGAAATTATTCAAGAAGTAATAAATGAAGAGAGTGAAGAATTAAGATTACAACTAGACCAACAAAAAATATCATTACAAGAAAAAAATAAACAAATTGAAACACAAACAATACAGAATGAAAAAGATAAAGAACAACTAAAAGAAGACACTATAATAGATCAGTTTCCAGTCAATACGCAATGCATTTATATTGGAAAAATTGATAACAAAACATTAGGTAAACCAAACAGCAAAATGTATCATGAATCAGTTATTAAATTTGGTCAGAGTAATTGCTTATCAGAGAGAGTAAAATGTCACAAAAAAACATTTGATAATTTTAGATTATATGCAGCTTACAAAGTTAAAAATAAAATAGAAATAGAGAATGCAATAAAAAAACATCCTATTTTGCAAAAAAGAATACGGCTAATTACTACGGAAGATGGCATTACACATCGCGAATTATTAGCTTTAGATCAAGATGAATTTACTATTGAAAAAGTTGAACAATATATTAAAGAAATTATTAAACAAAATGAATATAATATTGAAAATTATAATTTATTGTTAAAGAAAAATGCTCAACAAGAAATAGAAATAAACCAAATGAAAGAAGAATTAAAGAAAAGAGAGAAGCAATTATTAGACTCTTCAAATAAATTAAATTCTTATACTGGAGAAGGAGATATTACACATGAAACAAAAAATAAAATAGCAAGTAACTATACAATTTGTAAATATGGTTATTTTTTATATATGTATCAATATGAAAATATGCGGTTTATATGCTCTATTACTAGACAAAAAGATTTTGAAACACTAACTACTAATTTGAAGAATCAGTATCCATTAGGAGAAATGAAATATAAAACCAATGTATCTTATGCATTTTCAGAAAAAAATATGATGTTTCTTTTAAAGCAACATTGTGTTTGTTTAGGTAATAATAAATTTGAATCCTCTTTTGAAGATGTTAAAAATATAATTGATATTACATCCAATTTGGAAAAGTTGCTAACAGATAACGCATCTGATTTACCTAAATTGCAAAGTATTCTTAATAATGAAGGGGCACATTCTATAAATGAAAATATAGATCCAGAGGTTCCTCCAGTAAGAAAAGCGAAACGTTCAATAGATCAAATAAATAAAGATACCGGAGAAGTAATAAAAACATATGAAAGCATAGAAGCTGCAGGACGTTCATTAGGATTAACAACGGGAACTGCGGTGGGAATTGCTCTGAGAGAAAAAAGAATTTGTCAAGGATTTTTATGGAGATATTCAGGTGTATCAAAAGAAGAACAATACAATGAACAACCTATTATAAAAGTGTGTTGCTCAACTGGTTCAAAAACGTCGTTTAAAACGATAGCAGATGCGGCAAAAGATTGTAATATATCTGCTACGGCATTAAGACAACGAATTTTGACACATGTTCATATAAATGATCATCATTGGGTTTTTGATAAAGGAGCAAATCATTATAATTAAATAATATTTGAATTATTATTTAATTATAAAACAAATCTAAAATATAAAAATTATATTAAACCCATTTTTATTTAAATACTTTTTATCCAATTTATTATACATTTGTATATGGGAAATTCTCAATCCATAAGAAAAATAAATTTTGAGGATATTCAGTATATTATAAAAAATCATGAAAGACATATCATGATTAATACATTGCCAGTTTCAGAACAAGATTGTTTATTACCAAATACCATGAACATACATAAAGAAGAAGAAATTATGAATCAATTATTGAACTCTGGGAAAAAAGAAGTAAATATTATTATTTATGGTAAGAATTGTAACGACAATACATTATATACAAAATATCAACAATTAACTTCTCTCGGTTTCTATAATGTGTGTGTATATCCTGGAGGTTTATTTGAATGGCTACTTTTACAAGACATTTATGGAACAACAGACTTTCCAACTACAAAAAAAGAACTAGATTTATTGCGTTTTAAACCTCAAAAAATTCTTAATGTTGCTCTTTTAGAATATTAAAGACACTTTGTAAAAAATTATTTAATTATTCAATAACTATATAAATGTTTCCATTAGGAGTAATTTTTAATTTTTGTCTTTTAACTGCATTATTAATTAGTTTTTATTTTTTTATAGATGTATTAGTGTTTAAAAATAAACATAATTCAATTATTTTTTCAACATGGCAATTTCCTATGTTATTAGCTATTTATATAGATACAATTTATCATTTATAAACTAATTTTTTTACAGAATGATCATTAATAGCAATATTAGCTAATTCATCTGCACGATGATTAAAATTTCGTAGAATATGTTCGTATTTAATATTTTCAAAGTTTTCCTCTAATTTTTTAGCAGATTTAAAAAGTGGAATTAAATTAGGGGAATTACATTTATATTTTCCTGTCATTTGATTAATGACAAGTTGACTATCTCCTTCTACAAACAATGTTTTTATATTCATATCTAATGCTTTTTCAAGACCTAAAATAAGACCAGCATATTCTGCTTCATTATTAGTTGCATGTTTTCCAACAAAACTGGATCCTGACCATACTTCTTCACTATTCGTATAAATAACCGCTCCTGCTCCTGCTAAACCTGGATTACCTTTACTACAACCATCAAAAAACAATACGTTTAAAAAATTATTATTTGTATTATATATTTTTGTTATGGATTGGTTTAATATTTTTTGTGAAAATTGTAACGTTGATTGTCGTAACATATAATATACATAATATTATATCTTTATATTATTACATTAATCATTTATCATTTATAAAGTAGTTTGTACAATATCTTTTTAAGATGCAGCATCTTTCTCTCCTTTGCGATGTAACTTTAACGATTCTTTTCTAGATTTTTTCATAATAAAATAGGGATTTTAAATGAGAAAAGGTCTAATATTATATAAAAATAAATCTACTTATATTTTATATTCCAACTATATTTATATGCGACATCATTCAGTGTATAATCTTCATACGTTATAGTATAATTTTGATATGTACCTTCAATATTCATTTTTCCAAAATTATTTATATTAACTAATGAACCAGGTACTCTACTTTCATTAACATCACCTTTTCTAGGTATAGAACCTATTGCTGAACATCTTATTTCTCTAATAATTTGGTTAGTTTCAACATTTACTATATATTCTGAAACATCTGAAAAATGAGAATCTCCGCATAAAAAACAAACATTTCTTAATCCCAAATCTTTAATATAATTAAATATTTTTTCTCTTTCAGATTGACAATATAAAAAAGTTCCTTCACCTTGTTCACCAAACATAGTTTTACCAACTAATACAAAACATAATGCATTTGCATCAAATGTAGAATAAACATTTGAAAAACCATTTAATAAACATTCTAATTGATCTTCACCCAAAATTGATAAAAATTTATCATATTTATCTTTTGGATTAGGATTTAATTTTCTACCACTAACTGTATCTAATGTTATAAATGTTATATTTTTAGTAATAGAAATATTAGATCTATAATCAGTTGAAACTTCTGAAATTAAAGGAAAATTATCACTAAATTTATTTCTTAATAGTTTAAGTATTGGCGCATTTTTGTTTCCATCATTACGCGAAAATTCGTGGTCATCATTGCATATCAACCATGTTGAATTTGAAAATAAACCTTGAAATCTAGAATATTCTTTAAATTGTGCATATGCACATTGAATAGATATTTCTGAAGTAATACTTAATGGTTGTAAATAAAGTAGATCACCTAAAGATATTACAAAATCAGCTTCTACATCACGTGCCATAGTTGTAAGTTTACTATATAATTCAGGTTCAAGTGGTGCTGGAAATCGGTATCCTGGCATAGTCCAACAACTAGTCAACATTAAATTTAAATTAATTTTTTGTGTAATTAAATTTTGTGTTGCATAACTATAACTATTAAAATCTAAAATTTTATGATGTTTAAAAAATATTATATTTGTATTTGTTTTTAATGCAATATAAACTTCTGTGGGGCGATTTTCTTGAAATAATTTTTGAAAAGGTCCAAATGAAATATTAATAAAACTATCTATTTTACTATTTATTTTATTTAATCTATATTCAGATGTAACGCCATCTTTTATAAAATAAAAATAAGGTATAATTTCTTCTTCTTTAGAAAACCAAAAATTAAAAGAGACACTAAAACAATCATTTAAATATCTTACAGGTTCATATGTAATATAGTTTGTATCATAATATGTATAATAATAATCGTTTTGTGTTAAATTCTGCAATTCTACTTGTTCTTTAATAATATCATTTTCAATTTCTAATATCATTTTATAATCCGTAATTTTAACAACTTTAGGATTTATACTATCTATCATTAAATCCGTCAATTTTATTGAAGTATCAAACATGGTATTTAAAGAATCATCTATCGTTGTTCCAGATGCAGATACACTATTACTTGCTCTAAATGTGTTACCATTAATTTGTTTTCCACTAAATTGAGTTTTTCCTAAACTTTTTGACATTTATAAATTATATTATAATATTTTTTACAAAGATAAAATATCTTTTACACCTTTTCTCATTTAAAACGCCCATTTTATATGAGAACTCATAAATAATTCTTCTTGATTTTTCGTGTCTTGTTTTTATTGGATACATATTTTTCTGGTCTTTCATATGTTCCTTTAATTATATTTCTGTATTTTTCTTTTGGTATTTCTCTTATTACTTTTGTTATATTTTCCTTTAAGGCACTATGAGTTAAACCATCTAATTTTTGTAATCGTGATTTCATCATACTAAAATAATTCTCTATGGAATTGGTAAAATGTTGATAAGGAACAGCATATAATAAATGGTTTTCTTTATTTATGATTTCTTTTACTCTTGGATTTCTATGACTACTCGCATTATCCAAAATAATTAATTTATTCTTGTATTTTCCTGAAATATGTGTTTGTATAAATTCCACCATTCTATCCGCATTTATACCACTTTTTTCATATAAATCCCAACCAACCATTCCATCAAAAGAAATAGCAAATACACCAGTATATTTTTTGAATACTTCTTGTGATTGTGTTTTTATGACACATCTTTTTCCTTTTTGACTATAGCAGTGGTTTCGTTTTTGTAATGATTTTATTGAGGTTTCGTCAATACAAATAATATCTTCTATTTTATACTTTTTGACTTCTTCATAAAATTCCTTCAAGTTATTATTTATATCAATATCTTTTCCAAAACGCTTTACTGGTTCGTGTCTTATCCTTGTAAGTTTCAAAGTAATATTATTATCATTAATAATTCTATGAATATGAGATTTATTCAAATGTAAATCAGGAAATTTATTTTCTAATAAATAAAGTAAATCTTCTATAGTAATTGTTTTATTCTTCTTTATTTGTTCCAATAAAAAAGAAACATGTTCTTTACTAACTTTATATGCCTTTGGAGTTCTTTCATATCCAGTAATTTTTCCTTCATTTTGATATTTTTGAACCCAACGCATTAAACTTCTTCTGGAACAATTGAAAATTTGACAAACTTCTTCTTGTGTTTTATCTTCAACCAAATAATAATTTACAGCAGTTTCTTTATAATCAATACTCTTTTGCGTAGGCATATACAATATAAAAATAAAAAATATAATTAACTTAAAAATATATTATTATTTATTAATAAATGATTTCACTATTATGCTATATAGTTTTATATTATAACATAGATGTATTTTTCAAAGATATATATTTACCATATGTAATTACAAATAATAATTATGATGTCATTTCTAACAATGAAGGATTATATTTTTTATTGAAAATGACAAGTTATTTTATGTTATTATTATATTCTTACACAATAACATATAGAATATTCGTTTCAAATATAAATGATAAATATTCTATTGGATTAATGTTTGTTTACTTAAAACATATTTTTGACATTATTATTCATAAAAATATGTTAATAGTAGAATATGAAATAAGTCGTGGTGTTATATGGGTGTTTACTACCCCACTTATGTTAAAAATGTATTGTAAAGCAAATGATATAACTCTAAAAAATATAAATATTCATTATCATCTTATTTGTATTATTCCTCATATTTTTGTAATTCCTTTCAAAGATAATTCAATATATATTATTTCTACAATCGTATTTTCTATACCAGAAATTTTCTTTTTGAAAACTCTTTATAAATATAATCAATTACCTTTTACAAATTTATTTATTTTAATATGGATTATTTTTATGTTAATCAATTTATTAGAAATTACACAATTATGTAAACCAGATCTCATTCATGCGTTTTATAATATTTCTGATACATTATGTAAATTCATATGTAATGTGGTTATTTCAAATTATAACGAACAAGAAATAATAGTTCGTGAAAATATGGATTTACAAAGTATAAATTTTGTTTCTCATATGATAAAGTCTATAAAAGATTTTGAAATGGATAATCAAAATTTAACATCTTTTTGTAAAAATTTAATAAATTATTGTAGAAAAAAATTCGTGGATAAAATACCAACAACAACAGATAAACTAAAATTGGAATTGTTAAAAAAGATTTTACCTTTTGATTTAGATGGAGATTATATAAAATCTGGTGCTGGTGCTGGTGCTGGTGCTGGTGCTGGTGCTGGTGCTGGTGCTGGTGCTGGTGCTGGTGCTAATAAAGAGTTTAATTTTATTTGTATTTTATTTATGGATATTATAAATTATACTGAATTGGCGAAAAAATATAATGGTGATATTATTTTCAAATTATTGAATACTATTTATAATCATTTTGATACTATTATAAAAAAATATAAATATTTACAGAAAATAGAAACGATTGGAGATGCTTATATGGTAGTTGGTGATATTTTTAGGAATGAATTAAACCATAAACACGTAATAAAAGAAATTATTTTATTAGGATTAGAATTTATAAAAGAAATCAAAACAATATCAACACCAGACAACATACCACTATGTATTCGTATTGGAATTAATATGGGTTTAGTAAATATAGGAATATTAGGTAATGAAATACCACGATTATGTGTAGTAGGAAATGCTGTAAATGTAGCAAATAGGTTACAATCTACAGCAGAAGAAGATACCATTCAAATTAGTCATCATATATACGAGCAAATAGAATATATAGATTTTGGAATAGATATAGAATTTACAAAAAAGGAAAATGTATTTTTGAAAAATATAGGGTCTGTAACAACATATAATATCAAACCATAATAAATATAATAATATAATAATATAAAATTAAATTATAATATTATATAAATGAATGGATATAAAGACAATCCAGACCAATCCAGAGCAATCCAGAGCAATCCAGAGCAATCCAGAGCAATCCAGAGCAATCCAGAGCAATCCAGAGCAATCCAGACCAATCCAGAGCAATCCAGACCAATCCAGAGCAATCCAGACCAATCCATAAAAGAAATAACTAATACATTGAGATTAACTCAAGAATTTAATGAAAAATTTTTTAGTCATATGAGAAAAAGTATAGATATAACAAACATTTCAATTATGAAAGATGATATCAAAAATTATAGACCACTAACAGATATACAACTTACACAATTAGAAGATTTAACAGAAAAAGAAAAAATAGAAATAATAAAAACATATAATATTATGTTTTCAACTATAGAAAATTTAATAAATTAATATAAAAATATTTTATATAATATAGTAAAATAAATGGATGAACCAAATCTACAAGAAAAAATAAAATTGTTAGAAGAAGAAAATAAAGAACTCAAAGAAAAATTAAAAAAATATACAGCACCAGTTCGTCATAAAAATTATTATGAAAGTCATAAAGACGATATTATACAAAAAACAAAAGAATATAAGAATTCATTAACACCAGAAAAGAAAAAAGAATACGCAAGAAGGGCATATTTGAAAAAAAAAGAAAAGCAAGAAAAAAATCCAGAACTTTAGGAATTTATATATTTATGCGTATAAATATATAAAAATATAATCTTTAGTAAATATATAGAATGAAAGGAAAGAAGAAAAAGTTGAAGGACGAATTCAAAGAGTTTAGGAATAATGATAAATCCGCTTACAAAACTTTCAAAATACCACTCAAAACAATTT